ATGCTTATATAGTATGGGTGTATAGTTGTCATATAGGTGTAGTCTATATTAAAAGTGTGGTTTTTGGTTTTGATAGCTGTTTGATTGGTTAGAGTTTGGTTAGAGTTTGGTTCGTATAGTTTGGGAAGGATAGAACAGAATTTAGAAAAAGTTTAAGCAAAGTTAAGATAGCTTTTACCTGAGATAGCACTTACAGAACACTTGAACAAATTCGGAAGGATAGAAAAAGCGCACCTCGGACAAATGCGAAAAATCGTAGAAAAAACTCGTATAAATTTCTACAAGCCTTAAAAGCCTGCTCTGTATAAATTTAAATTAAAACAAACTTAGACAATCTTTTAAACAATAACACCATAACAACAATCCCACAAAACAATAAAATGTCTACAGTCCATAGTTTCACAGTTTCTAATAGCAATGCAGCCAGGACTATCTCTTTCCTCTTGACTTAAACCTAAAGCTTTTAAATAATTGACCATACTGCGTGCTAATATACCGACACACTTTTTATGCAGCATAAAGTAATGGCTACGAAAGCGAGCCACCTGTCCAATAGTATTACCAGTTTTTTTAACTAAAAGTACGCGCGGACCAGTCGAACCCATATGATGATGCAATACACATACATCTCCAACCGGAAAGTAATTAGCTTCAAAATAGTAGCAATACATAACGTAGCAGTTGTTAATATAATTGATAAGTTTAGCGCGAACATTGTTGCTAGGCGTATCTCCACTATAATCTAATATTAATAAAATAACCCCGAGCTCCGTGATAGGCGATAAATTATAAAAAGCTTCTGCGACAATACCTCGCCAAATATTTCTGCTGTTGCTTACCCTCTCTACCCCAATAGATATAACCCACTGCCACCAAAAGACAGGCTGGTGATTGAAACCGATTTTTTTAGATAGGTTAAACATACTTAGAAAAAAATTGTAAAAAAAATAGTAGAAAAACTTTGTTTATATAGACTTAAAACAAAGTTGCCGAACCAAAGATAGCACTTTGATTGGCTAGCGCTGCGAACCAGATTCTTTTCAAATAAAAACTTAAATTTAAATTAATCACAAAAAAATACAATGTAATATAAAAACAAGTATAAAGGTCTATATCCGACTGTATTAAAAAAACATTTACTTGTAAAAAAATTTAAGCTATATCACAATTTAAATTAACCCCTGCCCACGAACAATACCAGTTGTACCGTGCCTCTACGTAAGGGAACGTCTGGTCCCAGTCCATGTCTGGTATTGTAAAAGGTTCGCGCGGATCTTGTAAAATTTGTAACCAATCACCTGCTTCGTCTTGATACCGTATGGTTCGAGGAAAGCGCATACCCATCATAACACCACCTCTCCAATATTCGATATATTTTATATCTTGATTAAAAAAAATACTACGAGCAGTTGCATTGTTTTCCCAGTAATCGTAGCTAAAACAATCTTCTAAAATATTAAATAAAGCTTTGCGACCAGTAATACTGCGGCTTATTAATTCACCGTGATGCGCAAGAAAAAATACTTGTTGATGCGTTGTAAACATTTTATTAATTTCTTTTACCATAGCGCCGTGTAAATAATCTTCATCTACCTCAGGCGTATAGTCACAAATTAAATCGATAACCGTACCAGGAACTTGCGGTAATAAATTGCGTAAACACATATTAATTTGATAGTCTTCAGCGGTACACCATTCTTTATGCCCTTCGCGTAAGGTATTTTTGTACCAGTAACGCTCAGGAAAAATTAAAAAATTATGCGCAACCCACTGCGGATCATATGCAGCAGGCGCACAGAGATTCAATTGATTACGAGGTGGTTTGCGGGTGCAGTACCAATATTGGTAGCTTGCTTTAATTAAATGAAACATTAATTGAAAAATTTTAAAGTAAAACATAAAAAAAATTAAAAAAAATTGCTAAAAAAATAGTAGAAATTTTTTTATTATATAGAAAAAAATTTAATTCCATATATCGAGATAGCTTTTCTATTGGTCAAAAGTACGAACCAAAAACCTAATATAAAAAATTTCTATTATCCTTCCACCACCCTAGGGAGAGTTTTTTCCAATTGTAAAAAAAATTAAAAAAATTTCTATTATCCTTCCACCACCCTAGGGAGAGTCCTATTATCCTTGCGCCACTTCCGCGTCGCCTCCGCCACCCTCGCCACCGCTCACCTCGGACTTTTTCGGACTTTGAGCCACCGCTCACCCGCCACCCTCGGCACCCTCGCCACTCGAGCAAAAATTTTCTATTATCCTTGCGCCACCTCCGCGCGACTCCGGTGACTCTCGCGCGACTCCGGTGGCAAAAGTCCGAAGTGCCTCCGGTGGCTCAGGAATTTGGTTCGTAGCGTAGACCAATAGAAACGCTATCTCGACATATGAAATTCTAAAAATTTCTATATAAAGAACAAAAAACTATCAAAATTTTTTCAATTTAATTTTTTAATTTTTTTCAACTAATAAATTTTTTTCAAAATTTTCCAACATAATTTAATTAATCAAATCTCTCAAACAATTTTCCGTCACACCACCATGGCTTTAAATTTTGATATTTGCTCCGTGCGTCCAAAAACCGTAAAACAAATTCAAAAAAATATTAAGGTACACGACCAAAAAAGAAAAGATTGGCAACGTGATACTGCACAATTATTAGATGTATTTTTTTTTCCTGGTGCCGGCGCAATGGTAATTAGTTATATTAATGATGAAAATTGGGAAAAATTACGCAGCAATGTAATGGATTTTTTAAATAGTAAAATTTTAGTTTATTTTGGTGAAGCACCTTTATGGGTTCCTTCTCAACATCCTACCAATTATTATGGTTATAATCTTGTAACGCATCCCGAACCTGAATATGGCTGGTGTTTAATGAGTGGTTTTGCTTTAGCCGGTTATTTTAATTCTATGAAAAAAAATAATAAATGTACTTTACGTACCCAAGCACTTGATTGGTTAACTAAATATTTACAAGATATAAATAATTATCCGATACGGGTAGTAGTAATTGAAGATTTTTTTATTGTTGGTCCGCAAGATGAACCTTTAGCACATCGTCCGCAATTAAGTATCGACGGTCAATTATATGAATTACCTTGGGGTTGGCCTAATGATACTTATAGTTCTGACAGTTCGGTACAAGATGAAGATGGAGACGTAGATATGGATGAAAGAGTAGATACCTTAATGGATGGGAGGCTCGATATTCGTACACCTTTTTAAACGTGGTTACTATGCAAACAGAAACGGACTGTCTAGATTTTATTCTGACCACTACGTAAAAGTTTCGTTAGAAGAATCAAAAAAAACAAGATCAAATCGCATCTTAGATATTTCCAAAGAAATAAACTAAATTATTTTAAAACTTTTTTTAAAGTTTTTTTGTGATTGTATATTATATTAAATATTGTAACTTTTTCTTTAATTTATTTGTTTCAATTTATGCAATAAAATTTAATTTCCGCTTGATTTCATCTCGTCTACTGGGCCGGGTTCTAACTGCTTTTTTTCAGGTTCTAAATCTTTAACACCAGACTGCCTTTCTAACAAAGGTGGGTTTTCTGGTAAGTCTTTTAAATTTAAGTCGGGTGGTTCAGGGGCAGATTCTCTTTTGTCTTCTTTCTTTTTTCTTGGTTTACGAGGTTTCTTTTCTTTTTTCTTTTCTTCTAAAACTTTATTAAATTCTTCTAACTCCGGTCCGGGAGGTATTTCATCTAACTTAGCAGGTAATTCTAACAGTTTTTCTTCAGGCTTTTTTTCACCTTTGTCAATTACTATTTCAATAGGTTCCTCGGGTTTTTCACATTCTTTTTCCGAGTCAAGCGGTTTGCCTTTTTTATTTTGATCGTCTAACATAAGTTGATGTAAATTATGTTCGGAAAATAAATCAGGATTTTTTCGAATGTAGCGGCAAAATGCAGCTAACTTTCTATTTTCTTCGTTTTGTTTTATTTCTCTTTTACTTTGCATCTCGTGTGTGTTTTTATATAAACTAGAAAAAAAATACAAAATTTTTTTAAAACTTAAGGTAATTTGTAAGTTGCTAATCCCATTCGTTCCATACACTCTTCAAATTTAATTCGGATTATATCACTAAAGAAATAGACTAACGGCAAACCTGAAACGTAATAGTCATCTGCTTGTAGTTTCCAATTACTAATAAATATAATACCTGGTTGAGTTTTGATAATATGCCAACATATTTTCATCCACATATATTTTTGTGCGCGTAAGGTACAAGCTAGCTTCGTGTAAGTCAGCGGCACAGCTACAAGCTGGGCTCTTGCTGTAAATACTTGATCAAGCATATTTTTACATATATAAACGAAGCTACTTTCTTTTATATGATCCGTAACATATGTTTGAAAGATAAGAGTATGAGTTTCAAAGAAATGTAAATATTTGCGTTTCAGTTCGTGTATATATAAATCTAGTATAAAGCTCAAAATTATTTCAATTACATCTGGACAAAGAGGTAAGCTATATAAAACTTGCCTGTAATAATTTTCTGCAATTTTTAATCGACTTGGTACCATTCTTTAAACTAACTAGAAAAATAGTTTAACATTTCATACCTCTACCTCCTGATTTTAATAACATTTTAGTTGCAGCTTTTCTATGCCTACCTCCTTTGGCGCTACTTTGTTCTTCTCCTATCGCACGGGCTGCTCTTACTTTTTTCATCACGGCAGCTGCTTTTTGCATACCTGGTCTGGCCTTAATACGTTCTTTGACTGCTTTGGCTCGGTCACGTAAACTACCTCCTCTTAAACCTTTTCTCGGCATTTTTTATTTAGACGATAAATAAAATTATTGTCCAACTCGTATAAAAATTGCTGTGTAATAGTGGTCGTTATTTGAATTTTTTACATACCCTACGCCGCAATCTGTAAATACACCCAACATATTTTTATTGTGACCTGAACTTTTAGACCAGGCTTCGATAGGATTAAATTCGTTTGGGTGTGACATTGCAACATTCTCAGAACCTATTTGATATCCTTTTACTTTCTTTTTGATTTCGTTTAAACGTTCGTTAACATAATCGTGTGAAAGTGATTTATTTTCTGCCATATATTTACTATGTTGTTCGGCATAATGCGCACAAATTGTATTCCATTTGAGAGGTGATTTATTATTTTTTTTACGATATGCGTTAATCAAACCTAAAATTTCTTTTTCACGTTGCCACGTTATATCTCCCCGAGACATGTTTTAAATAAACTAGAAATAAAATTTAAACCCCTACTGGAGCAAGTGCAAGCGCAACAAGTTCCGGGTTCTCGGCTGCAAACTTTGAAACATTTAGTGCAGTACCGGCTATATCACCCCAAATACTTTTTCCGCCTACTCTACCTGATCCTAAAGCTCTATACCCACCTCCTATTAATTCTGAATGTTTTTCTCTTATACTACCACCTTTTTTAGGTGGGTTGGCAGGTACGGTGCCAGAAACTTTTTGTTTTGCGTTCATTTTCTTTTGTTGTTTGTCTACTGCAATGTTTGCTTCGTTTAAACCTGACGTCATTACGTCTGCACCTACTCGACTAAATATACTACTGACACTTCCCCCTTCTAACACACCACTTGCATTGTCACCGGGACCTAACTCACCACCACTAAACGGATGTGTCCAAGACCTAGCTTCTCCTACTTTTTTTATGTTATCAAAACTAAGTCCACCGCCTTTCAAAACGATATGACGGTTATCTTCTGTAGTTACAAGTCTGTGTGCGGGAGTTCCGTACGGTTGACTTCCAGTGAAAACTAACGGGTTGTAGTTTCGATACATATGATTTAATTTTACTTTTACTTGAGACGGTGTAGTACTGTGAGGTAGGGTATGGTCGTTACTGGTAGCTAGGGTTGCTGTACTAGGTAGGGTAGGAAAAATATTGTGATGTAACGGTTCAGTGGGTTTATATTCTGGAGGCGGATGCGGCATAGCGTTCAAAATTGGAGCACTATTGTTTTTTTCTTCAGCTCGCGTCACAGGTATGACCCCCTGAGTTTCCCCGGCCGGTCCCGGCTTTTCGGCATTGTTCAGAGCACCTCCGACTATTTTTTTCTTTCGCGGCATATTGTTTTTTGAAAGAACGAGAAAAAAAGATTTGGTTCGCACTTTCGACCAATAGAAACGCTATCTCGACATATGGAATTTAGTTTGGAGCCTATATAAAGAACAAAAAAGTATGTAAAAAATTTTTATAAAAATTAATGAGTGAAGTAATACAATTTTCAACTGTAATAAGATTTTCAATTGAACTACTTTGTCTCCAAGGTTGGTTTGAAGACAACTGTTGCGACTTAGAAGATTGGAATTGGGATCCTGTACCAGAATATTTAGTGTCGTACCCTGAATTTAATATTACTCGTTTTCGTTTTAATTTAACGCAATTTCTACGTGATGTCTATCCGTCCTAACACTCATCGTTGGACACTAGAACGTAATTCAAATGTAGTGCTTCAAGAATTAGTAGGTGAAAATAAAGACGCAACTAGTCCCACTGCAATAAGACAATGGCATAGCATGTATCAAAGTGTAACTCAATCGTACTGGGATCATTTAAATCCGAAAACAGGTGGTCCTAAACTTATTAATTTATATTGTATCAATTGTAATGTTCCGGAAGGTGTAGAAATGATAATACATAAATATCATTTTAGCATGATAAAATATGATTTAGATAATATTTTAATTCAAATGAAAAATAAAGTAGACGTACATAGTCAACTTTGGGCAAATCGTATGAGTGCCGCACGTGCATGTACCAATGATTATATTATGGATCGGTATTTTCAATTAAATTTAAAATTAGAACTTCGCATTTGGAGTTTAGAAGAAATATCAATAATAATTTTTCGTCATATTAGTGTAAAAGATTCTTTATTTCAAACGTATTTATTAAATTTTCAAAGACGTATTTTAGGTTGTACCTGTGGTGTATGTACTGGTACTTGGAATAATGTACATGAAACTAGAAAATTACAAATAAAAAGATTTTGTGGTTGCAATTGTGTTTTATGTGACAAACAACAATATTTTGATCGTGATTTTGTTGAATTTTTTGAATGATTGTATTTTTTTTATAGTTTATTTAAATTTAAGAAAATGATGAAAACAATTGAGTTAGACAAACTTGAGCCTAATCCGAATTGGTACAAACTCACAATCAATCAACGTGAGTTAAGACGTTACCGACTAACTTCGCCAATTTTTCTTGAGTTGCTTGATTCGCTTGAACCAGGCTTTAGAGAAATGTTACATGCTTTGACAAAAGATATATACGATGGGTTTTGGGAAATAGATAGAGAAGTAGAAAACTGGATTGACGAATACGATATAACTAGTGTGCGAGATATGTATGCTTATTGTTTTATAAAAATGGATGTAGGTTGGGAAGGATTGCCTAAGGAGTTTGTAGATTTTGTTTGGGATCACTTATAAGCGAAACTATATTTAAAAAAGTGTCTTGATCAACTAATACAGAAAAGTTTAACATGATTTTTGCATTTTTGTTTTGCACACTTGAAATATTTATACTAGACTGGTTACAGGTGGAGTTTTCTTGTTTTTCCGGGGTTTTATTTTCCAAGTGTTTCTGATGATATAACGGTCGGCCAGTTTCAACCAATTCTCTACATTTTTCGATAATAGATTCGACAGGAACTCCGCGCAAACCGAGCTGAATCCTACGATCAATGTTATAAAACAAGCAAAGACGCCTATAAAAAGTATACCAGTTTTTTTTCGACGTCCCGTTAGCATAATAAGTGTTAAATTCTTTTGTAATTTTTTCTTGCATATTATTTACTAAACTATAAATAAAAACTTAAAAACAAAATGATTCCTTTAGCCCAGTTGGAAACAACACCTACACATAAAGTAGTGCGTATATTCTTTGACTTTACTGATTTACCACCAGACTTGATAGGTATAATTACAGGATACTATAACGACTGGCTTGAATATGAAGAAATAGAAGAATTAAAAAATAAAGTCTTAGAAACGTCTAGAAATTTAGGTAATTTGTGGTGGCGTACCTATAGCAGTTATATGAATCAAAGATATATGGTAACTGCATTACGAATTTATGTTGCAAAAAATAATAATCATTTGATGTTGTCTAACGTTTATGGAAAAACAACTGATATTACACAGAAAGGAATAAATTACCGTACGCATGTAGATATTTCAAAATATTTAGATCGTATTTACCGCAAAACGTTACAATATTGGAATAAAAGAGAAGTGGAACAAAAAAATATATCTCAAAACTATCAATTTCGCAAAAGGTTTCGTCAAATCTTAAACAAAGAGCTAGTAAATATTTCAAATCTCGAAGCTTTGTTTGAAGACGTATATCTTATGTCACTAGAAATGAAAATGGAAGACCCAAAAACTACACCATACGGAAAAGAAAATTGTGAGTATGCATTGGCAGAAATTGCTAAGAAAAAAAAGGAAATAAAACAATATTACAGAATTAAGAAATTATTTGAAACTGAAATATTAGAAACTGCAGTCATGGAAACACATGAAAGACCTTTATTTCGTTTTCTGAATAATTAAAAATATAATAAAATAGATGGCATGGCACAGTCGGAAAATGCAAGTAGTATTTACTCTAATGATAATAGTGGTTTTGGGTTTTATCAACATGTTAATTTCGGTAAGTACAAAGGTACTGAGAATGCTAACGTATACCGTATTGCAAACTTGGGAGACTTTAAGTACTTGCTCTGGATGTTACGGCCTAATCGATCAAAAGACGATGAGGGTGGTAAGGAACCATTTAGGATACACCCAACAGTTATTCCGCACGTTAAAGCCGCTTTACGAATTCAAGGAGAGAAATCAAAGTGGGTCGAACATCTTGCTCCAGATACCAAAGACTCAACCAGTTGGATCATGCAATATGTTACAGACGATGGAAAGTTAGAAGGACCAAAGATTGTATATCGTGTTTGTGGAGTGTGTGGAAAAAGAAAAAACTTTAGTATTGTATCACAAAAAGGGAAAAAATTAATTTGTTCAAAATGTGTGCGTGATATATTTGATTAATTTATATTAAATTTAAACAAAATAGATCGCATGGCACAGTTGGACGAAAGTGAAACAAAAATGGAAAAACAAAGTGACGACTGGATTGAATTTAACGTATTTGAACCAGTGTCGGGACTTTCTAAAAACTATCCGTTCTTTCCAAAAGAGGTGTTACCTAACTTTGATTTATTCAAAACTGGTGCACCCGTTTACATTTCAAATTCAGATTACTATGTTCCTCTACTTTACGATGGTTTGAAACTACGCGTACAAACTCCAGTGTTGTACGTGCCCTTTCCGTTACAAACGTATCAGAATAAAGGTTCAACTATCGATAAGTATAGTTTGCAATTGAGCTTGCAATCACATACACCAGATACAAAAGAATTTAAAACGTTTGTGCAAAGTATAGATACATTGGCAATGAGTCTTGTACCTTTGCCGCCTGAATTGTACTTTAGTTGCATTCGATATTCTTATACTAATCCACAACTGCCTCCTATTATGCGGATAAAAATTCCTGCTGATAAAGAGACATTGTTAGTGGACTGTTACTGTGATGGTGTAAGTTTAACCGAGCCCAGTATACAAACTTTAAGAGATGTACTTAGTACCCATTGTAGTGTGAAATGTATTCTGGAATTAAACAACATTTGGGTAGTTCCAGAAAAGTTCGGAGTGAGTTGGAAGTTAATTCAAATATCGGTATATGAGCACCAGACTACTGGACCGCTCTTTAGACCAGCCGACACTTAGTAAAAAACAAAAAAGGGAAGAGGAGGGAGGGCAAACAGTTTAAATAAAAAAAGAGTAAGTGTGGTACGGGGGACGCGGCCCTAGAGGGGAACGTACCGGGGTAGTTGCCTACTGTTTCAAAAAGTAGGAAATTACCTGGGATAGCCACCTTACTCTTTTGGAAATTTGGTTCGCACTTTCGACCAATAAAAACGCTATTTTGACATATGGAATTATTTTTTTTTCTATTTAATAAAAAATTTTGTATAATTTTTTTTTGAGTTTTAATTAAAAATGCAAGAGGCTCTCGACCTTGTCTGCCCACGATGTCAAGCAATTTACCTCACGGAAAAAAATTTTTATAAAGGTAGCAAAATTTGTAAGTATTGCAAGACAATTCAAAGTAATAAAATAAATCCGAAGAAAGAAATGAAAATTTCAAGTAAAGAGTACCACTATCTTTTAACGTTGGAATGTGCCTATTGTAAAGAACCTGCCAATGGGGTAGACCGTTGGTTCTCTGATCAGCCATACACTAAAAAAAATTGTTTACCTGCTTGCACCCGTTGTAATTGCGATTTAAAAAATGATTTATCTCCTCCCGAATGGTTAGCCAAACTTTGCATGATGTACGGACCTGATTATACTTTTAAATATAAATATGACTGGAAAAGTTATGAATTGTTGGACCCACCTTTAATTAAATTAAGACCGCCTGCTCCACCCAAGTTACAGCCAAAGAAAGAACCTACTTGTTGGAACGATGTGAATGCATTGTTTAATTGATTGTATTGTGTATTTTTTATATTTATAGTTTATATAAAAACATGAAAGCAAACAAAAATTTTCGAGTTGAGAATGCCCCTTTCTTTCTACCTGAGTTTGTAGAGGCCGTGAAAGTAGTTAAAGTGTACGACGGAGATACTATACACGTGGTTGGTGCGTTTAAGGATTCTGTGAAAAAATATAAGTGGTCAGTACGTTTAAAACGAATCGATACACCTGAAATAAAAAACGAAGTAACGCACAATCGCGCATGTTTTATTCGAGACAAACTAGCTGAAAAAATTTTAAATAAATTAGTTCGTTTAGAACATATTGAACATGACAAATATGGTCGTTTGCTTGCGGAAGTTTTTTTAGGTGAAGAAAATATTTCAGATTGGGTTTTGAGTCAAAACTATGGGGTAACTTACTCTGGTGGTAAGAAAGTAGATTGGAATACGTTAGATATGTAGGTTCACACTTTTAGCCAATCAAAACGCTATGTACCTTTGGCAAATTATTTTTTAGTCTATATAAAGAAAAATTTACTTTATTTTTTTTACCGTTAATTAAAAAAGTATCATGCAAGTACCAAGCTTACAAAACCAAGCGCGAGAATCTGAGTTGGTCAAAACTGATTCAGAATGTAACAATGTGTGTGTGTGTCGGAGTGTTTCTTTGCGTAAGAAAAAAGCAACTAAAAAACCAAAATTTTTATCTCAAATAAAAAAGGCACCTTTAGCATATATAAAAGAATTACTTGAAAAGTGGGCAGAAATAAGTGTTTGTTTTTCGGCAGATCGTTATGACTTGGCTGCAGAAACTATAAAATTAATATATCGTCGAGGTATTGCAAATCAAATTTATACTTTACCTGAACCTGCCTCGGTTTATATTATGTATTTAGAATTATGGGCGTCTATTGAAATGTTTTTTAAATCGGGTAGAAAACGTAGTGTGGCATCTATTAATCGTTGGTTAGATACGGTATATGATGTAGACGACTTTTTAAAAGTATATCACATTGGTAATTGGGATGCAAAAAATAAAATATTTTTAAATTGGTTAGCAGAAGGTTTTAATTCGCCTGACCCAACTCCTGAACATGTATCGGTACAAATTATAAGTGGTAGTGTTACAAAAAAAGAACCTACTCCTGAATGGGATCCGTTTGCAGTAGACGAAGAACCTGCAACCGAAAAAATTGTTCCAGAAAAATTAATTCAATTAGAACAAAATGTTTTATACAACGAGTTTGCCGACGAATCGGATCATTTTAGTAGTGACTCACAACCTGAATTAAACGAAACAATAAGTGTTCCGCACGTTGAAATACCTACTCCTAAAAAACGTCGTTTAAATACACCACCCAATGTAAAAGCTTTAAAAACCGTGGTAAAAGAAAAAGATTTAGATTCTGATCGCGAAGGTGTTTATACCGGTTATGTTAGTTTAGCCGATGAATTTATATCGTATACTTCACCTCCTGGGTATCCTTATGTAGTGCGTAAACCTGCACCAAATCCTGATCAAAAAACACCGCTTGAAGATGTTTCCTTTAATTTTCCAAGTCGTTCGGACTTTGTTCAAAAAAAAAAAGAAATTTCAGATCCGGTAAAAGAAGCAGAAAAATATTTGAAAAATCGTGGTCCGGAACCTATTAAATTACAAGGTGGTATGCAACGATATGTTCCACCACATATGCGTCAAGTTCGTAATCAATATTCAGGTAGAGGTTGGAGTAATTGGTGTTGTCGTAATATTGATCATTATGTATATCATCGCGGTGCTGGTATGATTGAGCATCGATATGTATTACGTACGGGTGCACGTATACCTTTAACTCCTTGGGTTTCCGATATATGTAAACAAATAGGTAGGTGGTGTTATCAACATGCACGTGAGTCTACCCATCCAAATAATATGGGCGGTGGTTTAAATATAAGAATGCGAGCTTTTTTCAACGCAAATGCGAATCGTGGTGGTGCAATGCGTAGTACACGTGCAGTCGGTATAAGAGATATTGAAGCTTTGTCGGAACTTTTATCAGTAATGTATCAAGACGATTTATCTATGTATGGTAGCGATCCTTTAAATCCAGACGACGATCATTACTTACAAGCATTGCATGTATTAGTACCAGAACATGAAGACGAAGGTGGTTGCGACTGGAAATCACATCAAACTCCTATGGGAGACTACACCATAATTTCTATGAAAAGTAAAAATAATAATTGTGGTATTGCGTGTTTATTACGTAATACTAACATAAATAAACAACAAAATACAATCCGTCGCGAATGTGGTATACCACTGGACATACCTTTAACTTACACACATTTAAAGAAAGTTGCAAAACATATTCACGTTGGGTTTCGAGTTTGGGAAGAAGAAGCTGGTGTATTACGTGTCGTTTACGATTATAAACCGAAACGAAAAAATTTGGTAAACATTTTACATAACAATTTATTAAAACATTATTCGGTATTAGAATTTAAAACGATGCAAAGCAAATGTACGTTGTGTGGTCATTTTGTACGGTATATGAAAAAACATAAATGTAATCCGGGTAATATTAGTTTTTACAATCAAAACAAAAAAGCAAAAAAAGATAAAGTAGCTTTGTTTTATGGGGTAAAAGACGAACCTCGTAATTTAAATCAAGTTTACGTATTTGATTTAGAAACGTTTCCGGAAAAAAATAATATACATGTTCCATACGCATGTAAGGTACAAAATGTAGGTACTAAACAAGAGTGGTTAAAATGGGGTGAAGGTATTGAGGTAATGGAAGATATATATGAATTAAGTAAAACGGAAGAACCGTGTGTATTTATTGCACATAATTTAGCTCGATTTGATGGTAGCTTTCTTTTAAATTATTTATTAAGTAAAGGTGTAAAACCTGAATTTGTAATTAACGGTGGTCGTATATTAAGTTTAAAATGGTTTAATAGTCAAGTCTGGGATACCTATTTATTTATCGCAGACTCGTTAAAAAATATTGCACAAACTTTTAAATGTAAAGTACAAAAAGGAGATTTCGATCATAATTTAATTAAAACCTGGCAAGACGTAGAACATTTTAAAGATACAAGTCCTGGAGACGGTATGGGTTGGCAACCTTATCTCGATTGTGATGTGTATAGTCTTCGGGAAATTGTTGAACTTTATTCTACGAATGTATATAAACAATTTGGGGTGGATGTGTTTAATTATGTAACTTTAAGTAGTATGACTTATAAACTATGGGGGGCTGAAACCGTCGAACGTCATATACCTATTGAAACACCTCAAAACGACGAATATGAATTTATAAAAGATAGTGTATACGGTGGTAGGGTATTTCCTATGCACAAAGAATTTGCTACTAACGCACTTACACCGGAACAAGAAAACGATGTAAAAGATGTGTTTGCCCAATTAGAAGCAGGAACCAATTTGGAAGAAATAAAATACGATATAAATGAATTTAAAAATATATATAAACAATGTTGGGAAAGTGGGAGTTTTGTTGCAAATATGGATATGAATAGTTTATATCCTACTGCAATGTGTATGAATTATCCGGTAGGTATTGGTGAGTGGAGTAATAATCCAGAATTAGATTTTCGTCGTGGTACTATAGGTATATACCATATAAAATTTAAATGCCCAAAAAATATAATTATGGCGGTACTACCTCAAAGAAATAAAACGTATATTGCAGGTTGGGGTAAAGGTAATAAGGTAGAAAATAAAAGATGGAAAGCAAGTGGTATAAAATGGTCGTTGGAAGATGGTGAAGGTGTTTATACTAGTATAGATATACAAGATGCAATAAAACAAGGTTATACGGTAGAGTTTCAAAGTCGAGCATATATTTGGCGGCAAACTGCACCAGTATTTGAAAATTATATTAAAACGATTTACAAAATTAAAAAAGAACAAGATTTATTAGCCGGTACACCTGAATACAATGAAATTATACGTATGATTGCAAAAAATATGATGAATAGTTTATATGGTAAAACCTGTCAAAGACCTATACAAGATGAACAACGCGTGGTAAAAACAGAACGTGAATTTTATGAGTTTGCTAAAGATTATCAAATTACTGATTATGTATGGGTAAAAATTGAGCAAGAAATGGGTTTAGCATTAAGTGGTAGTCCGGTAGATGTAGCAAACACAAAACCGTCGCATTTAGGTGCATTTGTATTAGCATATAGTCGACAAATTATGATGGCTGATTTTCGTCGTTGTACCAATAATTTACAAGATTGTAACTTTACTTATACCGATACCGATAGTATACATATGTCTGGTAGTACTTATAAACAAATGTTAGAATATTACCCACAACGCTTTGGTCCGGAATTAGGTCAATTTAGTAATGATATTAAAGGTATTGAACCTATTATAATATATGAACATTGTCTTGCCCCTAAATGTTATATGTATGTTTATTTAACGCAAGACGGTAAATTAGGTTTTAAAAAGAAAGTTAAAGGTATACCGAAAAAGAAATTACATGAAATTGGTATGCACGACTTTGTAAATGAAAATAAAATTGAATTAAATTTCGATTCGTTAAAGAAAAATATGTTTAATAAAAAAGAAGCACCTTTTACAATCGAAAATGTTAAATCAAGTCGAACCTTTCTATTAAATAAATGGAACAAAATGTTATATAGTGAAGTGTTAAAACAATTTCGTCCGTTTGGTTATGACGGTACTATAATTGAAATGGACGAATTTTTACATAAAGAAGGTAGTAATTTAGTTTTATTAGACCCATTAAGTAGTGCACCTGAACCGGAAAAAGAACGTGGGGGTTATCATATATATGCCACTGGGGTTTTAGATCGTTGGTTTGGTTTACAAGCGCCTGCATTAGGTTTGAAAAAAGATCGATTAGTCAAGTGGGTATGCGAACCGTTTTACGATAACGGTAAACCAGAAAAACATAATTTTAGTAAACTTAATGTAAACGACATGTTAAAAATATTAGAAAAAAATAAAGAAGATGGTGCGTATTTATATGAGGTAACGGAAGGTAATTGTCGTTTGTATTGTGATATAGATAAACCACGTGACGAAGAAAATTATATTAATTCGCAAGATGTTTTAAATGAAGTGATTGGATGTATAAAACATGTAGCACAAGGTTTTGGGGTAATTATTGAAACGTCAGATTTTCGTATATTAAGCGCGTGCACCTTAGATAAAATTAGTTTTCATATTACGGTACCTAAACATATATTTAAATGTCCCAACGATCAAAAACAATTTTGGCTTGCAGTAGACACTATGTTTTCAAAAATTCCTTTACTTTCAATGGACGGTCATACTATATTAGATTTAAGTGTTTATCACACCCATCGTGCATTACGTACTATATTTAGTAAGAAAGTAGGTAAAGAAAATATTTTATTTCCTATGACCGCAGAATTAGAACCTTTAGAAATTAGTACGGAACAAATAGAAGAATATTTTATAGTAGAACCTACCGATACTACAAAACCGTTTAGCAAACTTACAATAGAATTACCTACCAACGTAAAGAAATCAAAGAAAAGTGCAGTGATTATTCCCATTCAAAGTCCACGTATTTCAGATTTACCGGAACATGTACAAGAAATTTTAGAAAAAAATAAAGAAAAAATACCAGGTATTAATATTAAGATAGGTAAACAAAAATCGGAAAGAACTTGGGAATTATTTCGAGACGAAGATGGAATGTGTGAAGTGTGCAAACGCAAACATGAAAAGCAAGCAGGTTTTATATTTGTTGGAAAGAAATCTTATTATCGTTGTTGGCAAGATGTGACTAAAACTAATTTATATTTGAGTTGATTGTAATATGTGTGCTTTGTTTATTTTTTTTAAATTTATGCAATGTGATAACTTAAGTGTCCACTAGCTTTGGTGGTTGCACCTGCACCGCCTTCTTCTGCACCGACTAACATAACACTTATATTCGATAACCCATATGCGGTAGGACCTGATATATACGGTAAGTTTCTTAAATCCCAACGATGTGTTTGTTGATACGGTACGCCAGACGCAAATAAAATTTCGTCATAATTGTTTGTTCCGTCGTAGGTGCGAGCGATTATTCTAATTTTTACATTTTGATCTGCGTTCGTATCTTCCATACTAGTAAGTTCTAAGCTATCTAACCAAAGTCTTCCGTTAAGAGGTACCTCTTGTTGAAACTTTGGCGAAATGTTATACAAACCTGGTATAATTGCAATCAAGTCTGAGTCTGCTAGGTTCATAAGTAATATATCACTATAGTTATATTTATTTGCAGCACCCCAAGTTACAACTTTAAATGTGACTACTCGACGTACTCCTACAAACGTAGTGTCCGCACCTAATAGTTCGGTTGCGCTTTGAAGTGTGTTTGTAGAGTCGTAATATTCAAATAAAACGGAACGCGCACTATCCCCTGCCTGATCGTCGTGCATTGCATCTGCAGGTACAATATGTAAGTCGTCAAATGAAGGTTTAAAGGTGTCAGGGTTTGTACTAGGTAAGTTGTTTGTAGCTGCAGCAAACGGTATATAGGCCGAATTTACTATTTGTCTACTATTACCGCCCATTACGTTATAAGTAAAATAAGTATTATTTCTTGGATCTATACTTGGGTCATTGGAAGCAAGTACGACACGTAATGTTCCACCATCGTGTGTGCCTTGATCGATTGCAATAGGAGTATTATTTAAAAACATAATATCTGTTGCGTTTGAACCACCACCACCTCCTCCACCATTGCCTGCAATAATTTCAAGAAAATTATTTGCGATTTCCAATTGTGCATAGTCGGACATTTTTATTTAAACTAGAAATAAAATTTAAGGAACCACGGTAACGTTCAAAGTACCAGCACCCGCATTGTACACGTCGTTTAATATTGTATATATGTCGTCTATTTTTGTTTTCATAGCAGCTATATTTACATCGTCGGTGGCAATACACATACGTTGCGTTCCTGCACTATTATTACCTGCGTTGACATCTATAGTTACACCGTTAATCGCGTTTGTATCAACTTCTACATGATTATTAATTTGATCTACACAGTTTGACAATACTAAAGAATTTGCATTGATAGCTGCCATATTTACATCGTTCGTTGCAATACAAACTCGTTGCGTTCCTGCAGCTAAGTTTCCTGAGTTAGCCGTAATTGCTTGAGTATTTATTTTTGTTACATCCACCACAATACCTCCTGTAAGACTAAGGCTATCCACCATGTCTTCTAAATGATCTACGGCTGATTCTAATTTTTTATAGTTCGACATCTTTTCTCTCTTTTTTAAATAAACTATAAAAAAAATTTTTTTCTCGTCTTGTTAAAAATGAGTTGCTTATTTCTTGATCCTTCCATACTATTATACGATATAAATGAATATAGAATGGAAAAACGTATGCGTTATATGGTATTTAGCGACTATCTTAATAAATTATCACGTATTCATGTCCAAGATATATTGGCGAATAGGGTGCCATTTAGTTTGGAAAATCATCTTATTCGCCGCAATAAATTAAGTAGTACAGTTAAAACTTGTCAAGAAATTTTAATTCGTTGTCATGAAAATAAAAATATACTTAAAACCATGTTAGACGAACCTGGAACAAAAAATATAATTGAGAACGGATATAATTTGTGTGGTATGACTATGTTTCAAATAAATGAAAATATACATGTACATGCAATCTTTGCCGAAACCTATTGAACATTTTATTTATAGTTTTAATAAAACAATGTTTCGACCAACCCACAAATCAGTGGTACCAAGTGAAGTAGACACATTACCGTTAAGAAAACCAATTCGAAAACAAGGCGATTCAGACCGAGAGTTTCAATCTCCAAACTATAAATCAGAAACTTTAGGCGCAGGCTTTAATCATACTAAACCGTTTTACCGATCTAATATACGTAACAAAAACCAAGGCTTAGCCCAGAAGTATGCATAAGTTAAATTATTTAAAAGCAAAGTTTGCCAATTTGTCTAGACAAGGTTCAGACGATTGGCTAGAAGGTAGAAAATATGCGTTTGGTGGTTCAGAAATGGCCACCGTGTTAGGAAACAATCCATACGAAAATTTAACTCAACTTATTAACAAAAAAGTAACAAGAGAAAATAACTTAGACGATGCACGTTTATGGGGGCATTTGTTTGAACCAGTTTCAAAGCTGTTTATAACAAAAGAACGAGGCACGAAAATACATGAGTTTGGATCAATACCCCATCCGTATTTTCCAGTTTGTTATAGCCCTGACGGAATTTTAATTGAAGGAGACGATCTTGTTTTACTTGAAATTAAAAATCCAATTTGGCGTGGGGTAGATAAAATACCTGTCTATTATTTAGATCAAGTGCAATGTGGTATGAATATTATAAGTTGTACTCATACTTTATTTGTACAATTTCAGTTTCGTCGTTGTCATATGTATACCGATTCGAAATCATATTCATACGATAGATATTACCACCGAGAAAGTCGAAATCGCATGCCAAACAAACCGGTTATAGCTTACGGTTATCTTTACTGGGACAAAGATTGCGAGTTTGTTGATTTAGGTGGAGTGGATAAAATAAGTGAATATATTGATTTGACACGTTGGAGTCCAGATAAAGTTATAATAAATGAGCCGTTTAATCCTAAACGCGGCGTATGTTTAAAGTGGAAACTGTTTGATATAAGTTATAAAATTGTTGAACCTGACTTTAACTTTCTCAAAGATAAAGAAGATTTGTTGTGGTCTAAATTTAAAGAATTGTCTATGTATACAATGCAAAAATAAAAAAGATAAACACAAAACTACCTTTTTATATTTTTTTAAATTTTTTACGGCTTAGCGCTCCATGTTGATATGTAGTGAAACTTTTCTAATTTTCTACTAGTTGGAATAAATTTCCAACCTAGTTTGGCGCAAATTTTTCCCCACTCGGAGTCTAGCCGACTTAGTGCAATCAGACGTAATTTCATAGGTACCCACCGTACTTTGTTTCCAGTAAGTTCTACGATTTTATATAAAGTATAAAACACATTTATTTTTTTCTTTGCGCGTTGACTATCGTCCCACTTATTGTCTACATAACAAAGTAATTTATAATGTATAGGTTTATAATCTATTTGCTTTTCACACCAACTAAAGACATTCCAACATATCCACCAGTCTTTTAAACCCCACTCTTTAAATTTTTGATATACTTGATACCAATCACATGGTTCAGGCATTTCTTGTATAAGTTGCAACCTCCAGGTATCAGAGTATTCTAACGGGTCGCGACCAGTTATTTTATTAAATAAACTTTCAAAATACTGTTGCCGAAGATAAGTGCGTGGCCAGAACTCATAATTTACTGTTTTGTCACTTACTATAACTTGTTTTTTCGAATTTACAATCCCACATGTTTTACATGCAAATTCACCCATATAATATACCCAATCATGCCAACAACCTTTATGTTTTTTAAGTTCGGAAAAATCAATAGGTATAGAATAATCTTCGTTTTCTATATAACGTTTGCACCAACGCTCCATGTTTGTTTATCTTTTAACCTGCAAACGCTGCATTAAAATTACGTTGTAAAACAATTTCCCAAGGCAACGTAATAGGACAAGCAACACTAGGTGCATTCATACGTACTACTTGTATATTTAAACTATCGGTTTCGCTAGGTATATATATAATTATACCTTTACATAAATCATCGGCAGAACTTATTAATAAGTTTACATCGCTGGCGTCACTAGAAGCAAATATTTGTTGACATTCGCTTATTGCAACCCCAAGAAATTTTGGTCGGTTATTTATATTTACACCAGACAAATTTATACTTGTTCCACTTAAATCTGTTCTACCAAATATTTTTGATAGGGTAGAAGTATTTGAACTAAATTTTAATGTGACGGCCAAGTCAAACACACAAGTATATGAACCGTCTGCTTGAACAGTGGCAGAAACAATCGTAACACCTATATCCGCTAGTAACGGTACAAATTCAGTTTCTAACCAAGTTTCCACGGTCGCGGGTGTGTCGCTTGATAAATCTGCAAAGTGTAATATAGTTTGTGCACTATTTGAATTTCGTATTACTACCAAAGTGTTTATACCTTGATAACATATTGGTACGTCACCGTCAGCTAAGTGAGTATATACTACGTTATAGTAACCTTGCACTTCATTAGTTAGGTTCCACGTTCCGTCATAAATATCTCCGGAACTTACTTTTGAACTTGATATGAATATTCCAGGCGAGGTCATCTTTTAAAGAAACTAGAAAAAAAATAAACACGCCTTTGAAAACCACGGTACTAAAGGTAGAAAGTTTTTTTACATTTTAAATTTAAACTGCAATATCTGCTAAACTGGAAGGACCTGCATTTCCACCACTTGGCATAGTAGAAGTACCCATAGAGTTGACTCGGAGTAATTGTAATGCACTGGAACCATCAGAAGTAACAGTTAATGCGTATTTATCGTATACACATACTAAATGGAAATCAAATGCTACGGAAGTACTTAAACTTTGCGTTTCTGGAGTAAAATCTTCGTCACCTGGATAACCGTTTATACTTAATACTTGATGGTAACTACAATATTTTAAATTTGAAATAGACAATTGTATAGGATTATCCATACCTGCACCTTTAATCACACCTAAATCACTTGCAGTAATTGGCACGATACAGTGATATTTATACCAAGAATCGAAATCATCTCGACCACATGGATACAATCTTAAATGTCTTCTATACATGTTCCATAAATGTATAGGTTCAGATGCAACCAATTTACCGGAATTACCTTCCATATCAATTTGTAAACTATTTATACTTAAGTTGTAATCATCGGGCATATTCATTGTATAATCTCCTATTTTACGTTTTAGAAATAATATAAACAAATCTGGAACAGCCGGTAACGATATATTTGAACGTTGAAATGTTTGCATACTAGTAGGCCATGATCCTAACGAGTAACTTACCGCTGATACTTCACTTGTAGTATAAGTTAATATTTTTGTACAAGGAATTGTAATTTGTTTTGGAATTTGATAGCCAGGTGGTGGTGTATACCATCTCATAAGTAATTGTGGTTTTGTGGTATACCAATCTAAAGTAAAATTAGGTTGGGTTTGCGAACTACGAAACATAAGTTCTTTATATCTACTATGTAATTGAAATGTGAGTGAAAATGTTCTTATATTTGGTATGGACATTTTTATATCTCGATTATCGTACAAATGAAAAGGAGAAATTGCTAACTTTTCATATACTATAACGTTAATACTATCCTCATATCTTGCAGCATTACTTAATGCAGTTAAATCAATATCTGCATCAGCTGCATAAACCGCTTCTGGCGCATCTAATACACTACCACCTGCACGCCATAAATATTCGAAATAATCTGCACGTTTTGTAAAACCCATATTTACAACCTTGTGATTATCCCCCATTACTTTTGAAATTATATGTGCAGAGGTACCTGTACCAACTTGATCTTTACCACATGAAACATTCCAATACGTAGCAGTGTTTACAATAGCACTAGCATCATTACCTGGATGTAATGCACTAGTATTACTACCCCCTACTACAAACCAACCGTCGTAGTTACCTTGATGCGAACCGTTATCAAATGGTCCACCTACGCAAGGAAATATATATTCTGATTCTTCTTGTGCTATAAACAAACGGTTAAATGCGTCGTGATATTTTACAAATTCGTAGGTCATAACTGTACCATTAATATCTAACATAATATTTTGACAAGCTTTTTGTAATGTACAACCAAATCGAAAAGCCGTACGATAAGCGTTATCTTCACTAGACGCTCTAAGACTATCATCTTTTTGTTCATTTGACCATGCTGCTCTTATACTAGATGCGAATGTATTTCCATCTGTTATTACGAGTCTATATTTAATCCAAACTTCGTTGTCTAGCAATACACCATTGGCTGGCGATTCTATATACCAGGATATATCACTTGTATTTGCGCTTTGTGCATCGTATTTATTATATTGCACAAATAAAGGTTCTTTATCTACACTGCCTTCAAAAGGGTGCCAGAACAGTGCACTACTTACTTCTGTGCCTACTCGACTCATTTTTCTTTTTTAAAAGAACTATAAAAAAAAATAATGTAAAAGACAGGTCCCAAAATTTTCTTATCTACGTTTGCGCGGGTCATGAAATTTTCTACCTTTATGATGGTCCACTGCAATTGCTTCTTGCACGTCTTTACTTGCTTTTTCAAGAGGTAAAGGCTCAGGTGATTTTGCTTTTTTATTCTTTTTTGGGTGCGTTAGTTTACGTTGTTTAGCTAACCCACCTTTTTTCTTTTTTCCTTTCTTACCGTTAGGGTCCATAAAGCCTGCACCTACTTCCATTGCACCTCCTATATCCATCGCTCCACCTATATCTTGTGCACCTCCTATTCTTTGGGAGCCACCTATCTCTTCAGCACCGCCTGTATCCATACCAGAACCTTTCTTTTCTGCCATTTCGTTAAATTTTTGTTGTGCAACGTTCTTTACGTTGGTTGCACGTTCTTTTGCACTGCTACCAGTTAAAGCTGCGTTTGCTAGTTGCACACCTGTTTTAATATTTTCACGCGTATTACCCATATCACTAGGCTTTGCATCTTTCACTGCTTTTGCAATGTGTTCTGCCCTATTTACATGTTCTAAGGTAGGGTTCGTAACCCCATGTATCGTTTTGGCGTAATCCCCGATAGGACCTCCCATTTCTCCAATTTCTTTTGAAATTTCGTTTATTGTACCTAAATGTTTCTTACCTTGTTTAAAGAATTTAGCCGCATGTTTACTTGCTTTTTTCACTGCTTTTTTAAACCCACTACCTCGTGCGTCTGCTTCTAACTCTAACAAACGAGCGGCACCTCCTCTACTGGGCGTCATAAGCACATCTTTTAAATCGCTGTACGTAGGTTCGTCTGCTCCACCTCCTATAAACGCAGCCCCACCTAACATTGCACCCCCATCTATTTCGCCCCACATCGGACTGGCTGCACCACCCATTAATTGATGCGCACTTTCTCGAACTGCCTCCCATTCGGCAGGACTAAAGTTTAACACCATATGGTATAAATCTTTATGTTCGGCTTTGTCTATATCTTGTAAGTCACTTAAAAATGCGCGTGCACGTTTGGGCATTGCACCACCTTGATCTAAGCCCATTTCACCACCGTACTCGTAGCTCATGTTTTTTATATAAACTAGAAATAAAATTTAGTCGCGCAAATATAAACCAAGTTTAATTGAAAATTTTCCGCCTGGAGGTATGTTATATACTAATGTAGTATCAGGATCGTTAAAGATAAGTTCTATCCAAAGACGTATATTGTAAATTGCAATGGGCGCACTAAAGTTTAACCACCTACGTTCCATTGGAGTATAAATTAACATACCACCGCAACCTAAACTTAAATCTGAATTTTTTAGTTGCATCATAGGTAAAGCTAAACCGGGAGATACGGTCGTGTTTGTACCAGATGTAATTTGATATCCGGACGACGAACCTGGAACAATATTAAAATCTGTAACAATATTTGTTTTAGCACTTGAAACTTGATCTGACTCAAACGGTAACGAACTACGTAAGTGAACCATAGTAGGTATTATACCACAATCAATTCGACTTGTTAACGTTTCAAAACATTGCGTATCGTAGGGCGTATAACCCGAATATGTATCAAACCAAGTTTTAGGAGTTAACCCTAAGAAAGTTAAATCTTCAGGCAAACCCCATATCGAAGCAAGTTGCGCACTAGAAAATGCAATCACTAAACCGTTTGCGTTTTGACCAAATTTATTTGTAGTTAACGTACTATCTAAATATACTCTTATTTTACCGTCTCCAGTCAAACTAAATTTTAACCACGGTGCAGGGTTAGGTACAAGAAGTAAACTTTCATCGTCAACTTGACACCAATAATTTAAACTGTCTATAAGAGATCCTAAAGAATAATACGAACCATATAAATATAAAGTGTAAGGTGCGGTGACCGTACTCATATCAGAATTTAGAAAATAAATACAAACATATTTTCTACCGTCGGTATCTAGATTTGCATCAGTATCAGTGTTTACGTTATAGAAAAATATGTTGTTACCTGAAAGTTCCATTCGTTCCACTGCGCAAACATAATTTGAAGCAGCATCTACGAGAGGCGAACTAAATTCTTCATCTATCTCTGCACGCATATCTTCTTCCGTATTGTTATAAATTTGAGCAGTCCAATATGTAACTGCTATATTTTTGAAAAACGACCCGCTCATTTTTTTATTTCTCGCTTTTTTAAAAATACTAGAAATAAAAAATGAGTCGTAGAAAAGATTTAATCGACGAAAAAGAAGACGCACCACTTAGTTTTAAAAATATAGCCAATATACTAGGCGAAGATAAAAAAGCTTGTGGGTTTTATATGTACGATTCTTTAAACTCAGTTACGCCGGCAAATTTTTATGCCAAACCGTGTGCAATTATACTTATGCAAAATAAAAAAAGCGGAGACCCTACAGGACATTTCTTTGCGATTTTAAAACATCGAAACTTTATTGAACATTTCGATAGTTATGGGTTTACAATAGACGACGAATTACGTATCACAGGCGAACCACCTTATATTAAACAAATGTTAAACGAACAAGCAAAACCTGTTATGGAAACTAAATATAAATTTCAAAGTTTAAAAAACGATAGTGAAACATGTGGGCGTTGGTGTGCAGTTAGAGTAAAAATGCGAGATATGTTACCTAGTGAATTTCACGATTTTTTCGAAACGCCGGTGGTAAGTAAAGATCAAAAAGTTACATTAGCAACTTATTTTCTCGGTTAATTAAAATAGGAAAAAATGGAAATCGGACCTATATCTGTTTGGGATGAAAACCCCGATTACAAACCTATCTTTAAAGATGCAAATTCAGATGCGGTTATTTTTTATAACCCTAAAGGTAATATGGAAATAACAACTATTAAAAAAGACGGAGCAATGTGGATACCTGCAATAGGCATAGAAAAAAGCAAATGGGACGGTCATGTATATATTGCAGGCGCAACTGGGTCAGGTAAGTCTTATCTTATTAATAAGTTGTTAGAAACCGATGCGCATAAAAATAAACGCGAACGTATTATGTTTACCGATTTAAGAGAAAAAGATGAGTCCATTACTGCACCTTATAAAAAGTATGGTGACCGTGGGATAGATAACGGTTTTGTTCAAGGGCATGTAGACGATAGTATGTTTATTTTTGATGATGTGACAGCACCACACGCATTAGCTTTACGTGATAAGTTAATTGAAAAAGGTCGGCATCGTAAAGCCACTGTAGTTAGTGTAAATCATAGGTTACGTGATGGAAATATAACAAAAAAACCTATAAACGATTCAAGATATATTGTTACGTTTCCCAGTGCAAATCGCGGTGCAGTAGGTGGGTTTATGCGAGATTATATGCAAATGAATTTAAACGATATAAGAGATAGTTTAAAAAAAGTGTTTAACGAACAAAGTAGGCATTTAGTTTTTCATATGCACCACCCAAACGCATTAGCTACGGCAGAAAGTGCTTGGCTTGTTTAAAAAAATATATTTATATCTTTTTTATCGTAGTTTAAAAAAAGAAAATGTTTAATTGGTGGTATGGAAAAAATAACTCACAAGATCCTAATCTTGCGAGCCAGCAACAGCAACAACTAAGTACACAACCGCAAGCAGCTCAATTTGGCTTACCTCAACAAGGTGTGCCTTATTCTGCATCGCAACCTAACCCGCATTTTAACGTTAAACGAAGACCTACTAGTGCAGAAAATAAATCAAACGAACAAGATTTAATTTTAGAAAATAAAAGACAAAAATTAAATACGGGTCAAGCAAGACCTATTGTTAGTGACCAACCGTTACCTACTGTAGAACGTTTAACGCAACAAAGAGCTAGACCAGCCGGACCACCGTCACAAGGTTCTCAGTTAGAAAGTATTGTTGAATCTCAAAACGATAACGATGAGTATAAAGCTTTTATGCAAGGTTTTAAAAATATAAAACAAAGCACACAATATTGGCCTGCATTACTCGGAGATAAAGATAATTTTGATTTTCCTAGAAAACAAATACAATATTGGCGAGATTTTGCAAACGCTAAAGCAAACGGTTTACCTGCCAATATAGATCTTGCAAGAAGACAATTAACACCTAAAATAAGACAATTAAAATTCTTTGATGAAACTTTAATGAATAAAGGTGAAAAAATACCTCCGTTAAACCAAGCTTTGGTAACTTATATGAATTTAGTGTTAGGACCTGAAGAATTAAGAAATCAATTAGAAACTTTACCGCGTGAACAATGGGAAGTGCAATATAATCGCGCACAACAAATCGGTCAAAATCTTTCTTCGCAAACCCCACCAAACTTAGTTGAAACCCCTAGTACTTACGATATAGAACCGCCAGAATCTTTTCAACAAAACACTCAAAATATAAGTTTACCTAACTTAACGCAAACTCCTAGTACGCAACCATTATCGCAAGTACCTAGTTCATATCAAATCGAAAGTCAACAACCTTCCGACGTAGAACAACAAAGTCAAGGTGCATCTACTATCGCTTCCAATTTAAGTTTTCCTAACGTACAATCGCAACAAGCTTCTAACATAGAGCAACAAAGTCAAGGTGCATCTACAATGGCTTCTAACTTAAGTTTTCCTAACACACAATCACAGCAACCTCCAAGCGTGCAACAACAAAGTCAAGGTGCCTCAACTATTGCTTCCAATTTAAGTTTTCCTAACGTGCAATCGCAACAAGCTTCTAACGTAGAGCAACAAAGTCAAGGTGCATCTACAATGGCTTCTAACTTAAGTTTTCAAAATCCAAACGTATCTCAAATGTCGTACAACCCAAACGCACCTTTTATAAGCAGCACAGGAAAAGCAACTGGAAGTCAAGACTCAGGAAATTACGATGACATGAAAAACGTATTAGAAGAAACGTACGGTGATATTTCTCAGCTGTCTGAAACGTATGGGCCTTTTCCTAAAAATAAAGATCAAGAAGATATAAATATATCTCAGTTACAAGAAGACGATTTACCTGATTACAAAGATCAAAATTATGTCGAAATGAAAGAATCGCAAAGTACTATACCTACCGACATTGAAAGTCAACAACAAAGTCAAACGCAACCAATATCTAGTCAAGGAAGTATTATAAACCCTACCTTACCATACACACAAAGTCAAGGTACCGTAGTAGACATAGGTTTAACACCTAATCTTACGCAACAAGATTCAGGAATAAGTGCTAACGTTACACAAGCCGATTCAGGAATTAGTAACCTTTCTGGTCAAACTACTCAAAGTTTGTCGCAAACAATACCCATGTCTAATCAAAGTACAATTACAGACGTGTCTGGTCAAACTACTCAAACGCAATCGCAACCTTTATCTAGTCAAACCACGCAAACAGAATCTTTACCTGCGTCAAGTCAAACTACTATTACAAACACACCACCTTCTAGTTATGCCTCGTCTGGTCAAACTACTCAAACGGAATCTTTACCTGCATCGAGTCAAACTACTCAAACCGAAACACAACCGTCAAGTATGGGTTCTACTAGTACGCAAATACAATCGCAAGATACAAACCCAAGTTTAGCTAGTACACAACAATATAGTTACGATCCCTACCGAGATGAGGAAGAAGAAATGAAAGCTTTTAACAATGAAAATCGTCCGTTTACTCAAATGTATCAACGACCTGACACTTCAAGTACAGGCACTTCAGGAACAAGTAGTTCGGCACAAAGTTTAGGTCAAACTCAAATGTTATCTCAAGCCGATTACAATATAAGTAAACAGGAACCATTTACACCAATTAGGCCTGATATTGTATCGGAAAATAAACACTTATTTTATAAAAAATATATTTTACCTGACCCAACTGATATACCTCAATTGGAACGAGAAATATTTAACCAATTAATATTATATAAAAAATATAATAAATATCGTCTTGATAACCAAGAACCAACTTCAAATATCGATTTAGATACTTTTGAAGGTTTGGTGTGGAGATTAGGTGCGCCTGCAGTAAAACGAATATTTCTACAAGCCGGTTTAAACGAAAATAGATTTATGAGAAGAATAGATGCGGCTGCAGAGAAAATTTCAAAAAAGGGTAGTCAGGAAAATATCGAATTAAAACAATCCGAAACCAGTACTGCGCCTAACCAACCGCCTGCAAAGTCAGGTATACCTATGCCGCCTTTAGAAAAAGGAACCACAATGCAAAGTTTGCAAGAACCGTTTAAAGTAGAAGATGTTGAAATGGCTCCTAGTGCAGAAGAATTAAAAGAAGAAAAACTTGATATTGTAAACGGCGAAATAAAACTTATTGCAAAAAGAATACAAAAATTAATTAAAGAACAAGACCGAAGTATAAAACATCAATTTCCGGCAGTTACTTTAGATAGTGAAAAAGAAATTAATTACTGGCTATCAAAGTTTAGAGAAAGATTACGTGAAAATCCCGACGATGAAAAAAATATGCAAAAATTAAATGTTATACCTGAAATAATTCGTATGGAAAACGAAGCAGTACGAGAAGAGTTACATCGAATAGAAAACGATCCGAACCCTAGTAAACTAGATTTAAGATTACGTGAGGTTTTAGCAGATCCCGATGCAACCACTGAAATAAAATTTCCTTATCTAAGAATGTTTCAACCTGAAGATGTATTTGACCCATCCAAAGTGAAAGCAAAATATAAAGAATATATGCATTCTAGGTTAGCTAAAACAGCCGAAGATTTACCCGAAGTTAAACAACAAAAACAAAAACATGAAGATATGGTAAAAGAATATAAAGAAGCAACCGGTGAAGATTTCAAAGAAGACGATAACTATGAGTTATCAGATCGTTTAGCTTGGATTAGAAGAAATTTAAAAAGTGAAAAATTAAAAAGTATTGAAGAAACAAATAAAAAAATGTGGACGCAATTTCCTAGTTCTGATTTAGAAAAAGTTGGAATGACGCCTGATAAGTTTAAAGAATTAAAAGCAAATTTAAAAGAAAACCCACCCAATTTTAAAAAGTTTCTTGAAAATTGGGATCAAGGTACAAAAAATTATATGCGTAGTTTACTTGAAAAACAAAAAAATAGAGTAGCAGAAATTGCCAAACGTGAACAGTTAGAAGATACGTTTCAAAATGCATTTACTAAAAATTCTCCCGAAGATAGCGATAGTGCAAACACTCTTATGCAAAAATATGAATATTGGAAAGACTTTGAAAAAGACCCAGCCTTTCAAAATAACAGAAAAAAAATACAAGAGTTAAATAAAGAATACGATGAGTTAAAAGATAATTACTATAAGTTAACTGGTAAAACGGTCCCAAACCCACCTGTCACTGGTCTGGAAAAAACTAAACAAAGAAACGATTTTTTGAAAAGACAAGTTGAAAATTTTAAAACACAAGAACAATATTCCACACATTTAGAAGATGCGTTACGAAATAAATATAAAGAAGTTAAACATTTGTTTGATAATATAACACACGACTTATATAAACAACCAGGCGTATCTGAGAAAATAAATAGGCATAAAAAAGATCCAGAAACTTTTATTGCGTGGGCTAAAAACGCATTTAGATCGCCAATGGAAAGAAAAGAACAATTAGAAAAACGTTTAGATGAATTAATCGAAACTACAAACATTATTGATAAAAGCGAAAGACAATATCAAGACTCTCAAATTCAAAATTTACAAAACTTATACGACGAAGAATATAAAAATGTTCTTAGATATAACCCTATGTACAAACGCATTGATACCAACGTGGGTAAAAATGTAAACGAAGCAAAAGAAAATATAGCTAAACTTCAAAACGAAAGTAAACAAAACGAAGAAATACACGGTCAATTATATAAAGATGTGGTAGCAGTTAAACAAGTGTTAGAACAAGCTTCAAGTTATAGCGACCGTTTATCAGAAAAAGATATTTATAGTATGAACAACGCACAATTAAAACAACTAAAAGATAAGTTAGAAACGGAAGCTACAAAATTAAAAACTAATATGGGTACATACAGTAAAACTCAAATGGTAAATCATATAAGAAAGTTAAGAAATCAAATGAAAGAAATTGACCCAAATAGCGTTCCTATTGAACCTGACGAAAAATATTTTCAAACTATGAGCGAAGAAAAAGTGCAAAATTTATTAGATCAAGACGTAGATAAATTTAAAGAATTACAAGACAAAAAACAAGACGCAATACAAAGAGCATTAACAAGCGTTGACGATTCATGGGTTTATTATAGGATATTGCAAAAACAAAAAAGATTTTCCGATTACAAACCTGTTCCTAAAGAAGATGTCTGGAACATAAAATCTTTATCTGAATTAGAAAATTTTGCCCACCGAGCTTCTACCGTTGCAAAACAAGGTAAAATTTATTCCGACGACGTACAAGAAGAGTTTGCAGAAAAAAATAAAGCAGAAATTAAAAAGTCGCAAACAGAATTACAACAACAACATGAAATAAATATGGAAAAAGGTAGGCAATGGTACGGTAACTTACAAGCAGATAAAGAACGCGATAATAAAACGTTTAACGCAACGTTACATACTTTAGACACTACTATGAATAATATACAAAAAAGTATGCAACATACAAATCAAATGGGCCATGAAAAAACACTTGAAAAATCAAAACAACTTACCACATTGTTTATAGAAAATAAAAAAGATATGTTAAAACGAACCGAGTTACAAGACAAAAAAGCTATGCACTTAATAGACAGCAATTTAAAGAAATCTGAAATGCAATTAAAACACGAAGATATATTAAATAATCAATTGTTAAAAGTAAGTATGCAGGAAGGAGACCAACAGTTTCAAAAAGATTTACAAACAAATAAGTTTACTCAAGATTCAGCCGAAGCAAAGTTAGAACGAGATTTTAAAACAAATTTAGAAAATGCAAAAAATAATACCGATGTAATAAAAGCTTTAATTGACTATGATTTGAAAGGAAATCAAATTATAAAGCACAGAGGTTTGCAAGATCGTAAAACTGAGTTAGTAAAACAAATGGGCGATCGTGCGATGGAAAGTATAAAAGATTTAAACAAACGAGGCATACTTAATCGAGAACATAATCACGCCAAAGAAATATTAAATATACAACAACAATTTCAAGGTCGACAAGCCGAAAACGAACAAGAATTAAAACAAATGCAATTTGAAGAAAAAGTTGAGTTAGACAAATATTTAAATCGGCAAGTATTACGTTCTAAACAACAAATGCAAAGTGGTGAACATAGATTTAAATTTCAAATGCACGGTATTGAACAAAAAGAAAAAGAGGAAGAAGAAGGTAAAAAAATTGCTGCGGCTGAAAGATATATTTCAGCCATTATACCCGAGTTGCAAGAATTAAATATACCATTTAAAATGCCTGCTGATATTGTGTCCAAAGAAGATGCAGACCAACAAATAAAATATTTCAGTGACTTAAAAGAAAAAGCGCGTGATATTCCTTTCGAACGTAAAAAGTTAGAACAATTAGCAGAGCGAGCAAAAAGAATACCAGACAGTATAAAAGAAGAATTAGAGTTATGGATACCCCATCGAGATGATATTAATAAAATGGATTATGATCGTATAAAGGAAGTAAAAAAAGAATTACAAGATGCGTTTCAAAATAATAAAATAGACGAACTTGAATTAGGCAAACAAAGAGAAAACGCATTAAAATTAAATAAATATATAGATGATATTAATAGCATGGCCGGTGATAGAATATATCATAATATTGATTTAAAAAGTGCGCCTAAAAATATAGAAGAACTTGATGTGGCCGAACGAATGTATAAAGAAAAATACGAACAAGTTAGGGCTGACTTAAAACTTGCTAACACTCAAAAAGCAAGTTTATATACTGAGATAGAAGAAATACGAAAAGAATTAGGCCCCGGACAAAAACATCTTATACCTAAACTAACCGAATATAAAAATTTCGAAAGTCAGAAAAACAATTTATATTCGGGTAATTTAGAATTAGTACAAAAACAAGTGCAAGAATTAGGAAAAATATTACGTCAAGCACACGCAGCTCAAAGATACGATTCGGAAGGTAAACATGCCGAAAACACATTAGATACTTATGTAAGTGGGTTACGTAGCATTGCAGGTGATCCTACTACGTTTTACAAACTTTTACAAAACGCAGCAAGCGGTAGAGATGTATATAGAAATCTTAGCGTAGATCCCATTGCAGCAAACCAACTTATACATAACAGTCAACAAATATTTGAAAAAGTTGCGTCTAACTCGTTTCTTAAAAATTTAGGTAGAAAAAACGAACATGAGGTAGGTCTTATTATAGACGCAGCAAAACAAATGTATGAAAGTAGCGGTTTAAGTAAAGAGCTTGGTGCAAAGTGGGAAGATATAGAACAAAGTTTAGATTATGAAAGCCCATATCGTAAAGCCGCAACTGTTGATATGTTAGCTAAAAGTGCTCCGTTATCTGAAATGTATTTAGTTAATTTAGCCGTAGATTTAAAATCAAATCCGACTGCAGTAAACTATGAAAATCCTGTAAAATTATACACGGCTATGAAAAGTATGGGTGTTACAGTAGATATGAGTAAAATAACTGAAAAAAATCCTGCTGGTATAAATAGACAAATTTTAGATCAAATTCCCGAACATTTGTTAGGCGAAACCACTGCGAAAAAATTTGCAACCGAAGAAGAAATGAATATGAGAAGTTGGTTGCGACAAACCAAAAATGTAGATACCTATAGTGAAAATTGGGTGGGCGAAAATTTACTTACAGGAGATACACGTACCGAAGCCTTAAAATCAATTTTAGATAATCCGAACTATAGTAAAGGTGCCCCTATTTCAAAATTAGATTTCGGAACTGGCAATTTTTATCCAGTAAAAAGTTTAAAAGATGTTAAGGGTCACGAAGCCTACTTCTTAAATAAACCTAAAGATTTGCGTAACCTACCTCGATTAAAGAAAGATGCAATTTTACATCAAGCCAACGCTCTTATGGGCCCTTTTGGTTTAGCTTACGGTAACGACAAACGACGTAGGGCTGCGATACCCTATGGTTCGAAACCTAACTACGTTCATTTAGCAAGATTTCTTAATGCCCTACCTCAAACAAAAACTTTTCTAAACAACAAAGAAAAATTGTTAGCTACTTTACATAGTAAGAAACGCAGAACTGTACCGGATGAAAAAGTGGTTAAAAAACATTACAAACGTCGAAGAAAAGCTCGCGTAATAAGAAAAAAAATAAAAAGAAAATTACGTAAAAAAGTAAAAATTCCTAAAGACGATGATAAAAAAGGCGGTTCTATGATTGTTGACGATACAAGTGACGAAGGTGGGGTATTTGATACCGATTCTGAAGTAGACTTGTTTTAAGGAAAAGTAGGTTCGGTCCATTGTATTACATCTTCGACATTATCTACATATTGTATATGTGGCGGTTTAGTTTGTATATTTTTTACCTCCGGGGGTTCCCTACCCGATGGGGGTACTTTTGGTATGGTAGGTATTGTTTGTACCGAAGGGTGTTCATGTATGCGTTCGGTATTTTTTTCAATAAAATCTTTTTGTAAGGTATTGAGCTCCGGGGGTAAATAATATGGAGGCAACCATTCGGGGTTTGCTTGACCCTGAAACTCGGTAAATAACTTATTTGATAAAACTGATCTCGCCATACTTTTTTAATAAAACTAGAAAAAAAATTTTTTTACCCTATCTCGAACCCTATCTTGAACCCTATCTTGCAAAAAAAAATTTTTTTCCCAAACTATACGAACCAAACTCTAACCAAACTCTAACCAATCAAACAGCTATCAAAACCAAAAACCACACTTTTAATATAGACTACACCTATATGACAACTATACACCCATACTATATAAGCATAGTATATACTACCCCTATACATTATATGTACTATACCCCCGGACTTTTCCCATAAAAAGTACTTCGTTTTTGTATAATTAATATATTATTCCTACCCTATCTCAGATATATCCTACCCTATCTCAGATATATCCTACCCTACCCTACCCTAGGAGTACGTACCCTAGTACGAACATATAAGTACGAATCAATAACCTACCCTAGCCCCCGGCCTTCGGCCGGGTAAAAAACCGGGAAAAAATTTTTTTAAACAATTGTTTCTCCCTAACGAAAATCGATCCGGGGCCGATCAGGGTCTAGTTTTGTAGAGTTTTTCACGGCGAACTCAAATATCAAAGTTTCGGGACCTAACGCTTTGATTTTAAATTTTCCTGGCTCTTTAACCTAACAGAACTTTTAAAAAAATAAGTCTATTGGTTTTAAACAATTGTTTCTCCCTAACAAAGATCGATCCAACTATACTAGACCCACCGTTGGATAGATCTCGTCAAGACGAACTCAAATATCAAAGTTGTGGGACCTAACGCTTTGATTTTAAAATTCCCGGTGAGTTTAACGAATTTTTTCGTGATTTTTTAAGACCTATGTACGGAGATTTGATTTTCTCCAAAGCGTTTTGAGTTGGCACGCCCAATTCCCCCCCGTAAATATTACAAGACTAGACGCATAAAACGCAACAAGTTTGGGCGTCGTATCTACCCTAGTAAAAAAGATCCTTCCCTATATGTGAAATTTGCATAGGAAAAAAACCTACTTGACGCAAACAATTATTTCTCCCTAACTTCAATAGGTACAAAGGCGTGCAATATATATTTGAATAGCCCTGGTCGCCAGCTATCCGAATATATATGTTATATGACCTAACGCGTTGATTTTAAAAAGTTACGCAACTTTAACTAAAAATATGTATGGGTCAGTCCTAGTTAAGTTTAAACCTATTTTTCAGCCCTACCCCGGCGAGTTAAGATTTTTTTTGCTCTTGCGGCTGGTTCTCCGGATCACGTAGAATATGTTTGCAACTTTCCCGGTATCGAAAGCACTCGTCGTTGCAGAGAAAAAAAATTCGCAAAACTATGGTCTAACGTCAAAAATTTTTTACTTAACAGGTACATGTTTGAATGAAAAAAAGTCCCATGGTGCATGCATTTACGAACCCAAAAAAAATACCATGATATACAGCGCCTATTTTGCAAAATAATGCACCCTAGTCATACCCGGTCTATCTCGCATAGTAAGGGAGTAAAATGGCCTCGAAAGTTAGTTAGATAAAAAATAAATTAAAAAATAAAAAATTTAACATCACACCCAAACAATGAATAAAATCTTATATATCGAGGGTGAATCAAACACACAAACACACAATTTAAGCTATGACCACACAAAAAAACAAAAACCGAAAAAAAATAAAACCGAAAAAAACAATTATTCAAACCAACGAAAAATTTTTTTATTTAATTTATCTTTTATATTTTCTTCTTTTACTTTACTCAATTCAAATAAAAAATGATTTTCTTCGGATAATTGTAAATCCGAACCCCAACCATCATGTAACATTCCTTCATACGCCATTAATTCTTCCTCCAAATCACTAAAACTCCAATGATTACCTACCCGTTTACCGCTATAATAAAAATCAACTTTATTTTCAAAAACTTGTGCACACCGTGCAGCCAAAGGCCAATTTTCTTTTTTAACTAATATCATATCATTTCTTGTACGTATAAAAGATAAATAATTATCAGCAGGCGGTTTTAATAATAAGATAGGTACGTGAAATAAATCACGTTCGCCAATTTTTTTAAATATTACTACTAATAATTTTTTAGAACGCCATACTTCATAGTATGTACGTTTTAAATTCCATACTTCTTCTTTTTTAATTTCATCAAAATATTTTTTTTCTTTAGAATAATACATGGGAGGTGCAACCATAGTAGTAGGTAACATATTTAAATCTGTGTGCGTAACACAGATATATTCTGCATCCATTGCAACTTCCCAGTGTTCTTTGTCTGGTTCGGTAGTTGGTATGCAATAGATGCCGTAGGGGATGGGTTGTTGGTGTTGGAGTAGATCGGCAAGATCTTCTTTAGAAGGATCTATGAAAAAAAACAAAAAAAATAACACAAGTGTAAGTGCGCAAAAAAAAAATGCATAAATCCGGCGCAGATGGAAAAAACAATGCAAACACAAGAAAAAACAACGCAACAACAAAAATTTTTTTGTATTTAAGTTTATTTTATGTTAACAGAGGTTACTAACGTGTAATGGTGGTTGGATGGTTGCCCATTCTTTTAAATTTTAAGTTGGAGTGAGTAGGAAACAGGAACTTGCTTTTTTTTCAGCCTTTTTTCAACGACATGACCTAGGTGAGCTACGACGTCGGGAATTTCACCGATCTAGGTTTTTTCATCTGAAAAATTTATTGGTGAAAGTTTGGAAGTGAAATATTTAAAAGTAAGCGTGCTGTGCAAGTTTTGTCTTTTTAAAGAAAAAAAGTGTTCCCGTTTTCAGTAAAGTTAAATTAACTCTTCAGGAATATAAGATTAGTGAGGATTTCTTTTAACGCAAGCAATCATACTATAAAAGCAACGGGTCTATGAAAGTTTGGTTGCATTTGATTTAACCGTTGAGCTGCACGCGATTTTTACTTTATAACGCTTCCAAAAAGGTATTACGTTTGCATTTTTGTTTGTATCTTTTTAACGAAAAAAGTTTGGAGTATGTTACGTATCTAGATTTGTAGGATTTTTGTTGTAGATTATGTTTGCCACATTCGCGACGTCGGGGCGTTAAGAAAAAGTACCCAAATGCGACTTTGCGTAAGTTGGACTTTTTTTTAGACTAGTTTGCTCTGAATTTTTTTTCGCCCTTACTTTTTAAAAATATTCTTATTCCGCTCGTAGGCCGCTTCGTCTAGATGAGATCTATCTAACGGTACCATTTTTAAAGTATATTCTCACCGGGAACCATATAAACTAATTTTCAAACATACTAAGCAAAACCTATGTTTCCTATGGAAAAAATGGGTTTTTTCTATCCTCCCGCAAATCTTCATAGCAACCTAACAAAAATAGCTACAAGGTCGGGGAAAGTCGAAATAGTTGTAAAAAATGTCGTAGATTTTATTTCTGACATTTTTGGGAGCGGTTGATAGGGTAGGTAACGAGAACGGGACAGTTGAACAAACGGGTGTTCCGCCCTAATTGAAATTTCCTTAAGGAAAAATTTTTTTGAGTTCGATGGGATAGAAAAAATATTTTTTTTCAAAAACTTCACCAATGAGATCCGCGCACTTTTTTTACTATATTTCGACCTGGGGTAGGAGGTAGGGTTCCTTACCCTAACTTACGATATCTTAATGAAAAAAAGTCAAAAGATAGGGTTCGAGATAGGGTAAGGTAGGGTAAAAATTTTTTAGAGTCGTTATTTAACTAAATTTTGGATTTATATAGAACATATTTTATACGAGAAAACCCCAAAAGGTAGGGTTCCGAAACCTCTTAGGTCCCATATAAAAGCTACCCAAAGAAGGTTTAAAACAAAAATTCAAATATTTTTTGACCAATTATTTCTCCACAATGGAGAGAGCTATAAGCCCCGGGACTTCATAACTTTCTGATTGGTACTACTAGCTATCGGAATATATATGTAGCTTACGTGACCGGGAAAAAAATTTTTTACCCTATCTTAGCATTTTTTTAAAAAAATTACCCCATCTCGGGAAAATTTTTTTATATTTATTTTTTTCAGGACCTTCACAGACTTTTGACATATGTTACCTAGTTCTCGATTCCCAAAGATGGGGTTCGGTAACCTACCCTACCTTATAGTGTAAAAGGTAGGGTTCGAGATAGGTTAAGGTAGGGTAAAAACTTGGAAGAGTCGTTACACAACTAAATTTTGGATTTATATAGAACATATTTTGTACGAGAAAACCCCAAAAGGTAGGGTTCAGAAACCTCTTAGGTCCCATATAAAAGCTCCCCAAAGGAGGTTTAAAACAAAAATTCAAATATTTTTTGACCAATTATTTCTCTGCAACAACAAGAGCTACGAGGCCCGGGATTTCATAACTTTCTGACTGGTACCAAGAGCTATCCGAATATGTATGTAGCTTACAGGACCGGACAAAAAATTTTTTACCCTATCTTAGCATTTTTTTAAAAAAGTTACCCTATCTCGGAAATTTTTTCAAGTATTTATTTTTGTCAGGACCTTCACGGATCTTATCATACGGGTACCTAGTTCTCAGTTCCCAAAGATAGGGTTCCGAAGTTAGGGTTCGAGGTAGGGTAACTTTTTTTAAAAAATTAAAAAATTATATATAAAAATTAAAAAATCAAAATTTTTTTACAATTTTTTTCTCAAGGTAGGGTTAGGTAGGGTAGGGTATGTTTTAGGTGGGGTTCGAGGTAGGGGTAGGTAGGGTTCGCATCTGGTTCGCTAGCCGACCAATCAAAGTGCTATCTTATTGGTTAGGAATTTGGTTCGACCCGCAAACCAATCAAAGTGCTATCTTGGTTCGCTGAATTTAAAAAAATTCTATATAATAAAATTTTTTGTACTATTTTTTTCTAATTTAATTTTTTAATTTTTTTAATGCAAGAAGACTTCCCGAGTATGTTAGGGTTCGTTAACCGCCACGATATAGGTAGGGTAGCCTGCCACGTGGGGTTGATCGGTAGGAAGCGTAATAAACAATATAACGAAATGGTGCATACATTAAAAAAATTATACCCTACCTGCGAGATAGGGGTACTTTTATTAATTATTGAATATAGTCAAACGCCTATCGAGGTTACGGTACGCAGACTTTTAATTAGTAGTTTAAATAGTTTTCGCTTATTTTATTTTAGCGGCTTTTCGGCAGAAGACGTTTTTGCTTGTTCGCCTAGCAATTCGTGTTTTTTTCATTACGGGACTGGTTTGGGTCATCGGCCAATTAAAGTTATTATATCGAAAACCCAAAGTGTAGAAGCTAGTTTATCTATATTTAAGAATCGATATGTAAGTGTTAATATTCGGGAAGTCTGGAGTAGAAGAAAAAAAATTGGTTCTTTGGCGGAGTATATTACAAATTTTATACCTAAAGACGATATTCGTATTGTTGAAGTCAGTGACCAAGCGCCCTGGGACCGTGAAGTAGGCTGTATACTTACGTGTGTTATCGAAACTCAAGTCAAAGACAAACGCTATTTGTTTCCTTTTTAAATTGTTTTAAATTATTTTACATTGTATTTTTTGTGATATTTTTATAATTTAAATTTAGATTTACTTTATACGAGTTTTTTCTACGATTTTTCGCATTTGTCCGAGGTGCGCTTTTTCTATCC